ACAAAGTAAAATATTGGATTAGTGTTGATTTTTTAGCAGAAGAAATAATAGAAGCTGATGATTTTAATGCTCAATCCTTGAATCAAGGAAAGTATAGTGAACCATCTAAAAATGCCATTTATACTGTCAATGATGCAATAAAAATTAATAGAAGAACATTTGAGGAATATGACGAGAAGCCTAACAACAGCAATAAAGAACGAACTAGCAACAAATGATATTAGACCAATCCATCTTATCACTATTGGGTTCTCTACTCCTATTAACATTACTGATTGTTCTTTTCCATTAACTTCATCAGTATCAGGCTCATCAGTAACTTATAATGCTTCAGATCATTTATTAGGAATATCAGATTTTTCTGAACAAACAGATGTCAGTAAGTCTAGTATTAATTTAACTTTATCAGGTGCAGAACAATCATTTATATCAATCGTATTAAATGAAAATGTTATTAATGATACTGTTACTATTTACAGAGGATTATTAGCAGATGATAATACAATAGTTGATGACCCTTTTTTACTTTATAAAGGCAGTATAGAAAATTTTGAAATACAAGAAAAAGAAACTACAAGCACATTATCGTTTTCTATCGTATCTCATTGGGCAGACTTTGATAAAAAAAATGGTCGTAAAACAAACAATACTTCTCAACAAAGATTTTTTAGTACAGATGTTGGAATGGATTTTAGTTCTGAAACAGCACAAGATATTAAATGGGGTAGAGAGTAATGCAAGATATTATTTCATTATATAGAAACTATCCAAAATACGATAATTTACATGATCTTGATTTACAACATCACATTAAACCAAGTATATTTTTAAACCAATATAAAAAACATTATCACAACGATACTTTAATTGGCTTTACTAATTGGGCTTATCTTTCTGATTATGCTTTTAATCATTTTAAAAAAACAGCTATTATAAATTACAAAGAATGGAACTCTGGAGATCATTTAGTATTTGTAGAATTTATTGCTACTAAGAATGTTAGAAATATTTTTAAATGGTGTATTAATATGGCTAATAAATTTAAAGGTATTAAAGATAATTTTACTTGGTTAAGAGTAGAAGATAATCAAATTAAAAGAATGGTAGTTAAGGATATATAATGGGTGGTGTAGTAAAAAGTGTAGTCAATGTTGGTAAAAAAGCAGTTGGTGCTTTAAGTGGTTTTATAGGTGGTGGAAACCCTTTAGTATCTTTAGGTGTATCTTTATTTTTAGGTTGGGCATTAAGACCAAAAACTCCTGAAATTCCTGATTTTGGAACTAACGAATTTGATGATTTTGAAAAAGGTATATTAGTTAATAAACAATCTAATGACGCAAACATTCCTGTTATATATGGAGAAAGACTTACAGGTGGAACTAGAGTATTTATAGAAACTTCTGGAACAGATAATACTTATCTTTATATGGCTATCGTTATGGCAGAAGGAGAGATAAACGATATAGAAGAAATAAGAGTAGATGACAAAGTAGTTACTTGGGCAAGTGCATTATCAGATGGAACAGAAGTAGAAGTTAATAGTTCTGATTCTAATTTTTATAAAGACTCAACAAGTTTAATTAGAGTAGAGCCTCATTATGGAACTGATGGTCAATCAGCATCTAGTTTATTATCAACATTATCATCTTGGGGAAGTAATCATAAATTATCTGGTCTTTGTTATCTTGCAATTAGATTCAAATGGAATCAAGACGCATTTACAGGTATTCCAAAAGTACAAGCTAAAATTCAAGGTAAAAAAGTTAAAACATATAATGCAAGTTTAGTTGAACAAACTGCAAGTTATTCTACAAACCCAGCATGGTGTTTATTAGATTATTTAACTAATGCTAGATATGGAAAAGGATTAGCAGTTAGTGAGATAGATTTACAAAGTTTTTATGATGCTTCACAAGTTTGTGTAACACAAGTAACTCCATATTCTGGTGGTAGTGATATTAATATATTTGATACGAATACTGCTTTAGATACATCAAGAAGTATTTTAGACAATGTTAGAGAAATGTTAAAAGGTTGTAGAGGTTATCTTCCATACAATGCTGGTAAATATAATTTAATTATAGAAACAACTGGTACAGCTTCTATTACATTAACAGAAGATAATATTATAGGTGGTTATTCATTATCTACTCCAACAAAGAATGATAGATACAATAGAGTAATAGTTGGCTTTGTTAATCCTGATCGTAATTATCAAGTTGATGAAGTACAATTTCCTCCAATAGATGACTCTGGTTTGCCTAGTGCAGATCAACACGCAACTATGAAAACTGCTGACGGTGGATTCTTGCTAGAGGGTAGATTTACATTTTCTACATTAACTTCACAATATCAAGCAGAAGAAATGGCAGAAATAATACTTAGAAGAAGTAGAGAAGCATTATCTTTAGGTATTAATGTTGATTTTAATGGATATGATTTAGCGATAGGAGATATAGTTAATATTACACATTCTAGTATTGGTTTTGATGCTAAACCTTTTAGAGTTTTAGGAATTACTTTTAATAGAGATTTAACTGTAGGCTTATCTTTAGTGGAGTACCAAGCTAGTCATTATACATGGGCTACCAAAGTACAAGCATCAGCAATACCAACAACTAATTTACCTAATCCATTTAATGTTCAACCACCAGCAAGTGTTACATTAGATGATGAATTAATTGAATATAATGATGGTACTGTTATCGTTGCTTTAAATGTAACTATTGGTGCAAGTCCAGATAGCTTTGTTGATTACTACCAAGTTGAATACAAGTTAAGTTCAGATTCAGATTATATTATTTATGCACAAGGTTCAGGATTAAATCACAGAGTCTTAAACGTAATTGACCAAAATGTTTATGATGTAAGAGTTAAGGCAGTTTCAAGTATTGGTTCTAGTTCTACTTATGTAACAGAAACAAGAACTATAATTGGTGCTATTGAACCACCACAAGATGTTGAAGATTTTTCTTGTAATATTTTAGGACAAGAAGCACATCTTTCATGGTCGCAAATACCAGATTTAGATTTAGCTTATTATCAAATTAGATATTCTTCTTTAACAGATGGCACAGGAGATTGGTCAAACTCTGTATCTTTAGTTGAAAAAGTATCAAGACCAGCAACTTCAATTAACGTACCTAGTAGGGTTGGAACTTATTTAATTAAAGCAGTTGATAAACTTGGAAACTTTAGTTCTAACGCAACAGCTATTATTTCTAATGTTACAGGAGTTATAAATTTTAACGCAGTAGCTAGTCAATCAGAACACCCTGATTTTGATGGAACATTTACTAATACAATAAAAACAGATAGCACCATTCAATTAGATTCATCAGAATTATTTGATAGTGCTTCAGGAGATTTTGATGATGAGACTACTAGGTTTTTTGATTCTGGTGTATCTAATGCAGACTTCTATGCAAGTGGTAATTATTTATTTGCAGATATAATTGATATAGGTGCTAAACATACTTGCAGACTTACAGCTAGTTTAAAACAAACTTCTAACAATCCAGATGATTTATTTGATAATAGATCAGGATTATTTGATACAAATTCTTCTAACTTTGACGGAGATACACCATCTAATTCTAATGCTCATATAGAGATTGCAACAAGTGATGATAATTCTACTTATACTTCTTTTCAAAACTTTGTAATTGGAGAATATACTGCTAGATATTTTAAATTTAGAGTTGTTTTAACTTCAAGCGATTTAGCTTCAACTCCTGTTGTTGAAGAAGTATCAGTTACAATAGATATGCCTGATAGAATATTTAGTGGAAATGATATAACATCAGGTGCTGGAACTTACACAGTATCATTTACAAACCCATACAAAAGTGTTAATTATGCAGTTGGAATTACAGCAGAAGATATGGCAACTGGAGATTTTTTTATTGTAGAATCAAAAACAATCAATGGTTTCAACGTAACTTTTAAAAATTCAAGTGGAACAGCATTATCAAAAACATTTGATTATATTGCAAAAGGGTACTAAAAGGAGTATAAATAATTATGAGCCAACACGATTACGATATAGCAAACCAATCATTCCCAGCTTTTAGAACAGACTTAAACAATGTTCTAGGTGCTATTAATTCATCTAATTCAGGAACTTCAAGACCATCAGGTGCAGTAGAGGGTACAATTTGGCTAGATACTACTTCTGCAACTACACCTACTTTAAAATTTTATGATGGTGCAGATGATATTTCTTTAGCAACAATAGACTATTCAGCTAACACAGTTAATTGGTTAGATAGCACAGTTGTATTTGATATTGTGGGAGATACAACTCCACAATTAGGTGGAAATTTAGATGTTAATGGTAATTCAATAGTATCAGTTTCAAATGGTAATATTACATTCACACCTGACGGAACAGGAAAAGTTATTATAGATGGTTTATCACACCCAACAGCAGATGGTACAGCAGATCAAGTTTTAAAAACAGATGGTGCTGGAAATTTATCTTTTGCAGATGCTGGTGGTGGAAAAATTTTACAAGTTGTTACTGCTGAATATTCTACACAAACTGATAGCACAAGTGCAACATTTGCAGACACAGGTTTAACAGCAAACATAACTCCATCTTCAACAAGTAATAAAATTCTTGTTATTGCTAA